AAAATAAAATCGAAGCACTGGAAAAAGGGTTAAAAGTATCAGCCGAAAAATATGGGGAAAATGCTACACAAACGCAAAAATGGCAGCAAGACTTAAACCGTGCTACAGCTGACCTTAACAAAATGGAGCGTGAGGTCAAAAATAACAATAAAGCCATTGAGGATGCGAATGACCCAACCAAAGAACTGTCAAAAGAAATTGACAACATGGGGAAAAATGCCGATGGTGCAGGTGGCAAGCTTGAAAAATTAGGCGGTGCATTAAAAACATCCGCAGTTGCTATGGGAGCGGTGGCAGTAGCAGCAGGAGCCGCCGCCATTAAATTAGGAAAAGAAGTAATATCGTCTTTTGGAAGTTATGAGCAGTTGGTTGGTGGTGTTGATACACTTTTTAAAGACTCATCACAATTACTGCAAGATTATGCAGCAAATGCACATAAAACAGCGGGGCTATCTGCAAATGATTACATGGAAACTGTTACTTCTTTTTCAGCAAGTTTAATTCAATCTTTGGGCGGAGATACTGAAAAGGCAGTAGAGTACGCAGATATGGCTATAACTGATATGTCGGATAACGCCAATAAGATGGGAACTGATATGGCATCAATACAAAATGCATATCAAGGATTTGCAAAACAGAATTATGCGATGTTGGACAACCTGAAGTTGGGCTATGGCGGAACTAAAACTGAAATGGAAAGATTGTTAGCAGATGCAACAGCTATATCAGGCATTGAATACGATGTATCAAGCTATGCCGATGTTGTAAGTGCACTCCATATAATTCAAGAAAATATGGGAATAGCCGGAGCCACAGCGTTAGAAGCGGAAGAAACTATTGAAGGCTCTTTGAATGCTTTTAAGGCATCTTTTGAAAATTTAATCACAGGATTTGGGAATGCTGATGCGGATGTTGGAAAACTAACAGAAAATCTAATAACATCATTTGACACGGTTTTAGAAAATATAATGCCTGTAATAGAAAATATAATAAGTGCATTTCCTCAAATATTTTCGGCTGTAATACCGGCAATTGGAGACTTGTTACCTGAATTATTAGACGCGGCAACAGGTCTGTTTAGTCAAGTTTTAGATACTTTGATAAAATTACTACCGTCATTAATACCGGTAGCTGTAAATGCAGTAAAGACAATTACAAATACATTGATAAACAATATCCCGTTATTAATAGACAGTGCCATAACACTAATGCTGTCTTTAACTGATGGGCTAATAGATGCATTGCCTATACTGATACCAGCTGCTATTGCAATTATAATAGCATTAGCAAGCGGATTGATTGATGCACTACCAAAGCTAATTAATAGGTTGCCTGAGATTATTAATGCCATAGTAAAAGGATTAGTGGATGGTATACCAAAAATATTACAATTCATACCTCAATTATATACAAGCTTAGCAGATATAGTGACAAAAACTAACTGGATGCAAATGGGTATAGATATTGTTACAGGGCTTTGGAACGGGATTAATTCTTTAACTGATTGGATTCGTGAAAAAGTTACAGGTTTTGTAAAAGGAATCGGGGATACAATTAAAAATTTCTTTGGTATTGAATCGCCATCAACATTAATGGCTGAATATGGAAAATATATTGATGAAGGACTTGCACAAGGAATTGAGAATAATGCAAATAAACCACTAAATGCAATGTCAGCGATAGCAAGCTCTATTAGTGATACGGTTACAGGTTCCATCAGTGAATTGGACAGACTTGCAAGGAGAATAGCAAACTTTGATGCACAAGACGATGATACGAGAAGAGAAAGAAACAATAAAGCAAAGAAAAAAAACGATGACATCTATAAAGCTAACAAGGATGCGATAAATAGAATAAGTAGAGATTTAGTTGTTGACACAAGTGTTGCTACTGAAATGTTTAAAAAAATGAAAGGGTATGCCGTAGGAACTCCATTCGTTACCGAAGATCAAGTGGCTTTAATACACAAAGGTGAGGCTATAATCCCGGCACAATATAATCCTTATAATCAAAATAGCGAATTAAAAGGCGTCGGAGATACTTTCCACGTCACAATAGACGCAAAAAATATCAAAGATTTTACCGACGTAGTAAGAGTATTTACAGGCATTAAGCAGACAGCAAGGCAGGGGGTGTGATGGATGGCTAAATATTTTTATAATAAATATACTTACGATATGTTTTGGAATACATCTCCGAATAGCCCTAATGCATATTCTGACAGAAAAATCAATGTATTAAGGTCAAGTAGCTCAACATATAACACCACTATAAATGGCAATTTATTACAAGGGGATATAGGGAAAGTTATAAATGTAATAGGCACAATGTATCTTGCGGAAGGTAAGAGCCCAGAGTCTATGGCGGGAGTGGGCCATTATTTTGCAGCAAATGCAGAATACCAAGTTACCTTCACTACAGGATTAAAAGTAGGAGATAGAGTATATGCCAGAGTGTCTGCAAAATCAGCAAGGCGCGCAACAGTTAAGTCTATAAATGGCAATGATATTGAATTAACCGTTGATACAAAATATGACCTAAAAACCGGCTACACTATATACCAACATATGGTCAAAAGTGATTTTATCGAAGTTGTAAGTGCCGAGGACGGAGTTTATCCTGACAACGGAGCGAGTGGGGATTATTGGTATGAAAAGATTGCATTAGATGAGAGTATTATTTTATTAAGCCCAAACGGTGCGGAAACTATAAATGAAGGGTTTGACATTAGTTGGACACCTTCCACTGGTGGATTAAAAACAAAAATAGAATTATCCACAGACAATGAGAACACGTGGAAAACACTGTTGACGACTAACGCAGGGGTTACGAGCTACAGTTATGATTTTGCAAATGAGTTAGAAAGCAGTATTTGTAAGATAAGAGTTACACCTACTGACGGGAACAATACAGGTACATCGGATGTTAGTGATGGTGTATTTACAATAGCACATAACCAAGCACCAACAGTACCGACAAACCTTGCACCTGCTAATGGTCAAATAATTGATAGGACAGAAATCAAGAGACTAAGCTGGACACACAACGATACAGATGCACAGTCTAAATTTGACCTGCAGTGGAGCTCTGATGGTGGGCAAACTTGGACGACAGTAACAAAAATATCTACAAATCAATATAGCGACTTTGCAGCTAATACATTTCCTGTTGGTACAATTACATGGAGAGTTAGAACTTACGACCAGGAAGGGTTAGCAAGTCCATACAGTAACCAAGTAACATTTACAGCAGCTGCACCAAGTAATGCCCCATCTATAACGAGTGCCGATACATGGAATGTTGCAAGACCGACAATTCAATGGTCGAGCATAGGTCAAGTAAAATATCAAGTCCAGATTTTAAATAGCATTAATGCGGTAGTATGGGATAGTGGACAAATAACAAGCAGCAACAAAGCGGTTACTGTAGGGGCAGATTTAGTTAATGGCTCAACCTACACAGTAAAGGTACGAATAGAGGATAGCGGCGGGATATGGTCAAGTTATGCAGTGCAATCAATTAGTATCAGTTTTACCCCGCCAGAGATACCACTTGTAACAGCAACTATAGATACAGCAAGGGCAAGTATAACTCTAAACATAGTTAATCCCGAGGGGCTAACAGTTGTAACGCATAATGACATATTTAGAGATGGGCAAAGAATAGCAGCAGGAATACAGGATGTATTTACAGATTATACGGTGGAAAGCGAAAAAGAATATAGTTACAGAGTTAGGGCATGGGGAGAAAATGGGACCTATGCGGATAGCGACGTTGTTACGGCGAGCGTAATAGTAAAACATACGCAGCTTGCACTAACAACAAATTATAACAAATGGATAGAATTGAAGTGGAACCCTGAAAAATCCGACAATAGACAGCATAATTCAGTATCTAACTATTTTGCAGGACGCAGATTTGCAGTGACGGATTTTAGTGAGAATGAAAATAATAACATCCCTAATAGTTTTGCAATCAGGGATAAAGCAGAATTGGATAAATTGATTGAAATCTATGACGCAAAACGGACCGTAATTTATAGAGATAGGCGAGGTAAAAGATTATTTGGTACTTTAAATAATCTAAGCATAGCGGATGAAAGTCCTCGTACTTGGTGGACAGTATCATTCACCTTGCAACAAGTTGATTATGACGAGGTGATATAAATGCAAGAGTTAGCTCAAAAAGGGCATACAAGACAAACTGTTATCGATGTTTTACAAATGAAAACAGGCTCAAGACAGATAAAATTCCGTTATGACCTCTTGGATAAAAATGATAATTACAAGAAAACTCTAACAACTGTAATAGATGGTGAAGTGAGCATGTCAGCTTTTGCGGATATAAAAAGGACAGCGAGATTTACCATTAAAGATGATAACTCAATTGATTGGTTGAATGACCGTATTCAGCCTTTCTTTATGCTAAAATTGGGATTGGATTGGCTTGAATGGCCGCTTGGGGTATTTATATTAAGCAGTCCCAAAAAAACTGACAATGTTATCGTAACAAGAGAGGTTGAGGCTTACGATTTAAGCCAAATTCTGATTGATGATAAGTTTACGGACAGATATGCCATATCTATAGGAACTAACTATATAACGGCAATTAAGAGCCTCCTAACGAGTGCAGGAATAGCTAAAATAAATATACAAGCTACAGACAAAGTGCTATCAACAGCAAGGGAATTTGAGATAGGGACAACAAAACTAAGTGCTATAAATAAGCTACTTAGTGAGATAAATTATACACAGATTATAGTTGACGAATATGGTTATTTTGTAAGTAGTCCATATCGTAGTCCAACGGATAGGGTATCTGAATATACTTACAAAGATGATAATATGTCAATTTTAGCGAATGGCATGACAGAGGAATTAGATTTGTTTAATGTGCCGAATAAATGGGTTGTGGTGTTAAGTAATCCAGAATTAGAGCCATTATCGAGCGTATACACAAATGACAATCCCGACAGCATAACAAGCACTGTATCAAGGGGCAGAACTATTGTAGATTTTAGAGAGGTGGATAATATTGCTGACCAAGAAAGCCTTGATGCCTATGTACAAAGGATAGCGAATAATGCAAGTCAAGTATATGGCTACATAAATTTTGAGACAGCTATAATGCCACATCACAGTTATTCAGATGTAATGAATTTAGAATATAGCAAATTAGGGATAGTTGGAAAATATAGCGAAACGAATTGGACGCTGCCGTTACAGGCTGGTGCAATGATGCAACATCAAGTTAGAAAAGTGGTGATTATATGATAAACACAGAGGAATTTTTAAACATATTAAAAAATGATGAAAAAAAGGTCTTTAAGCTTGGGAAAATAGACCCTGGTTATGTTAGTGGTGACCCAAAAATACTATTTGATGGAGAAACAACAGTTAGCGTAAAAGAATATAAAACTATAAATTACAGTCCAATAGCAAATGACAGGGTGTTGTTAGTTCGTCTTGCAGGGACTTATTTAGTATTAGGCAAAGTAGGTAGTTAGAGTGCCAGTGGCGAGCGATGCTTATAATGAAGGTGATAAAGTTATATTTGAAGGACAAGTTTATGAGAGCGTGATTAAGGCAAATACATGGAGTCCAACAGATTATCCAAAAGGATGGAAAATAATTTAAGGAAGTGCAAATATGGCTGAAAATTACAAAGAATTATTAGAAGAAGATTTTGCAAGGCAGATAGAATTTTTAAACATAAAGAAATATCACGAAATGGGCTATACTGGTAAGGGGTACACTATTTTAAATGCAGAGGGTACGGGTGACCATAGGGAAATGACATCTGGCGTGATTAAGGATTATGCTCCAGAAGCAACGCTATTAGAAAGTATTATATCATCAAGAACAAGCAATGGTAAAGTGGTTTATGCCAGAGTTACTATAAACGGTGAAACACTTGATTTGGAGGATGCCATTGATGATTATAATATAAAAATAATTACACGTTCATATTCAGGTTCCTCTCCTAAAGCGTTTTTAAATTATATAAAAGATTTGCAGAAGAGAAAAGGTATAATAATGTTCTGTTCGGCTGGTAATGAGGGTGATGATATTGGAGTATGGGTAAGGGAAAATACTGCTATTGCTGTAAGTGCATCGACATTAAAAGCGAATAAAAATATAGAAATATCTTATTATGGCTCTCCTAACGAAGTTGATTTTACAATGTTTATGGCACGAGGTAGGGGTACGAGTGCGGCAAGTCCAGCATTGGCAAGTTTTACAGCATTATTGTTAGATAGATATGGAGATATGACACAAGCTGAAGTTGTTGAGGTGTTGAAAAGTCTGTGCTACAAATTACCGAATGTGGATGTTATTAAGCAAGGTTGGGGATTGCCTATATTGCCATTACCGGATAAATTAGAAATCTTAGAAAGATTGAGAGGTGAAAATATGGCTGATTTCAAAGACGTAGAAGAAACAAGATGGAGTAAGCCGGCAATAGACCGCTGCGTTAATGAAGGTTTATTGATAGGTTTTGAGGACGGAACATTCAGACCAACAGAACATGTGACAAGGGAACAATTTGCACAAATTCTAACAAGAATATTGGATAAAATTGAAGGGAGATAAGATGAATATTAATAAAATTAAAACAAGCATTATAGGCATAGTGGGACTAATAGGCAGCGTCGCTGCACATTTCTTAGGAGGGTGGAATATGGCGCTGCAGACCTTAATTATATTTATGGGTATAGATTATTTAACCGGACTATTGGTGGCGGGAGTTTTTCATAAGTCCGAAAAATCAGATACCGGAGCATTAGAATCAAGGGCCGGCTGGAAAGGGTTATGTCGAAAGGGTATGACGTTACTTATAGTTTTAGTTGCTACTCAGCTAGATAAAGTTGCCGGCACGGATGTTATTAGAAATGCGGTTATAATTGCTTATGTTGTTAATGAAACAATTTCCATTATCGAGAATGCTGGACTAATGGGGCTGCCTATCCCGTCGATAATAAGAAAAGCCTTAGACTTGTTATCGAAACAAGCTGAGGAGAGTGAGTTTGAGTGATTAAATTAAAACATTTACCTTTACAAGATTGGACAACCACATCCGAATTTGGCAATAGAGACTATAAGCCTAATCCTTGGCACAATGGTATTGACGGGCGAGCTGTAACAGGCACTTCCGTCTATGCTGTTGCAGATGGCACAGTTAAAGTGGCAAAGGATAATCCAACAGGTTACGGTTTATATATAGTAATTAATCATGGCTCATTTGGCAGTCTATATGCTCATCTATCTAAATTTAATGTATCAGTAGGCGAAGAATTAAAGGCAGGAACTATAATTGGTTATAGCGGCAATACTGGCGCATGTGCAGGTCCGCATTTGCACTTTGAATTAAGAGAGTGTGAATATAAAGACTTTTGGGACAGGTGCAAATTTGATAAATCTGTTTATATGCGGTGTGTGGACCCTTTTCCTTATTTTATGGAATTGTATGACCGAAACAATTTAAGTATCGAACAATCAAAGAGGATTGTAAAAGAACACGCAGAATTAAGTGATAGCACTATTGACTACTTGGCGAATGACTATAAATACGGCAACGATTTAATTGTAAAACTTGCAAAAGCAATAAGATAAAAATATAAAAATAAAAGGAGAATAAAATTATGGCAACATTAGTTTTAGGAACAGCAACAGCAAACAGTTTATTAGACGCAATATTTAATCAGACAGACTACACAGCACCAACAGCAATATATGTATCACTTCATAGTTCAGACCCAGGAGCAACAGGAGCAGGGGAAATAACAGCAGGTGAAAACGCATACGCAAGACAGGCAGCAACCACGGCATTTGGAG